AGTTAGCTACCTCAAACTGATACTCATCGTGAACAGATGCCACCAGCTTTGCATCTAACCCTGTCTTACGTATACGTTCATCTATGTTTACAAGCCACTGCTTGCATACTATAGCACCTGCACCTTGAAGTAAAGTATTAAGTGCAGCATGTTCTGAACGTATATGTAATTTTCTACCATCAAGACCCGGAATAGTTCCAGATCGAGCAGCCTCTTGAATATTGTTACGTAATCTTTTCAGGGCTGGCATATTAGATAGAAACTTTGATATTAGTTTTTGTCCTGTGTTAGCTGAACCACCAGCTATCTTACCTATCTTTGCAGGACCAGCACCATAAAGAAAAGCATAGATAAAAGTCTTTGCTTGATCTCTGGTAGATAGTCCTGCTGCTTTTTGATTTGCAGTATGTACGTCACCAGTAAGAACCTCGTTAGTAAATGTTGGATCATTCATATAGTGAGCCAGACATCTAAGTTCAAGACCACTAGCATCAGTCCCTACAAGTTTGTGTGTTTTTCTGTTTGATACTGTCCAGAGAGAACGACACTCTTTTCCATATGGACTATATACTGCTGGTACTTGGGCCATGTTGGGACTGTGGTGAGCCATGCGACCAGTAATAGTTTTAAGAGTAAGAACATTACCATGTACACGAGAGTCATCTCTACACTCCTTTATCCAAGCTTTTAGTAGACCAGTTCTTTTCTGTAGAAGAAAGTAACGACTGAACATCTGAGCTTCAGGCATGTCAATGTGTGAGAGAACTTCTTCATTCACAATCACATTACCTTTCTCTGTATGTTTGTCTGGTTTCCAACCACGATCCATGAGACGGTCAGCTATCTGCTTTCTACTTGCTATGTTAAATGGTATATACTTAGTTTTAGTTTTAAGTTCAACTACTGTTGGCTCAAACATTTCTACAGATTGTTTCTCTAGTTCATGTTGTTCATCTTCTAACTGAGCTAGTAGTAGTTGTCCTTCCATAAGATTAAAAGCAAAACCATTACGTTCTTGTCTATCAATTATGATACGTATGTTTCTTTCTAGATCATACGAGTACTTAGAAAAACCTTTACTCTCTTTCTCTAGCTGTTGTGCTAGTTTACGTGTTAGCTCTACGTCACGTTGACAATACTCTAACATCTCAGGTGTATAGTAATCAAACTCTTCAAAGTCCAGCTTTGAAAAGCCAAGACGTTCACCCCAAGATGCTAGAGAATGTCCCTTGTCACGCACCGGATTGTACAGTTGAGATTCAAGTAAAGTATCTCTTACTTGATCTGGTCTAATCTTAGAACCAGTGAGTCGGTTCAGAGTGGGAGCATCAAAGCTGATGCCATTGTGCATGATGTACTGGTCAATCTTTTTAGACCACTCGCCAAACTGTTTACACTCTTCGCCAACCCACTTACGTATCTCACCTGTTTGATAGTGCTGCGCTACAATACAATGTATCTTTGTAGCATTCAGACTATCTGTTTCTATATCAACAACTGCTTGTATCATTCTATATCTACTATATACGCATCCTTTACAGGAATGTGAAAGAACTTTTCTCCTTTAGCTATGTTTCTGTTATACGCTTCTTTAACTTCACAGTCAAGTAAAATGTTTGCATCAATATGCCAAGCCTTTTTACAATCATTACGAAATACCATGAAGGTGAAGAGAGCATTGGGATATTCTTTCTTCCACTTGTCCAGCAATCTTTTCTTTCTATGTGGTATACGTATCTCAGTCCAAGACTCAGGCCACTCTCCTTTCCATGCATACTTTACTTCTACTTCATAGAGGTGATGTATCTCTGTTCTTGCTTTACATACAATATCAAAGTCTTTACGCTCTGTTGTATCAACAGTTGTATAGTTCATGGTGCTGATAAATTTAAATGCTGCATCCTTCGCAGCTTTATCTGCTTCATCGTATACACTTTTGTCAAAAGGTTTTCTCATGTCACTCACTTCATCTTGATCTTTTAAGATATATTTATTTACCAAAGTTTCTACATCTCTACACATGTAATGTTTTCTATTTTTATTTCTTTTATTATACATAACTCCCCATCTACCTGTAGTATAATAATACTGATAAGCTATGTAATGTTTATTTGGGTCAGGATCATCTATATAAAAAGCAGGTAATCTTTCATCAAAGCTAAAAGATAATCCCTTATCTGTTAAGTAATTTTCAACATGCTCTTTATCTTGCTCTGTTCTGTACTTCCAAATCATGCCTCTTCCTCCATGAAGGGATTATCTATCTGTGACATTCTACCAGTTTCTTTATCATAATGCAAGTAGCAAGCTGCACCTGTCTCGCCAGTATATCTATTCTTTAGAATACGAATCGTTGTGGTGTTAGCTTCTACCTCATCGTCAGCTTGTTGGTTGCGCTCCAATGCTACTACTGCGTCAGATAGGTGAGCAATAGAAGCTGACCCTCGTAGGTGAGAGAGTGATACCTCACGTCCATCTTCATGTCCACGATCACCAGCAGGTCTACGTAGGTGACTGACAAGTAATAAACCAATGCCTGTCTCTTCAACAAGAGAACGCAGCTTGGTCATCAGAATATCAATGGACTTACGTTCATCTCCATTGTCTTCCTGACCTGAAACAAGGATAGACAAGTGATCAAGAAACACCCACTTACATTCCAGTGCCTTTGCCATGTAGCGTACACGATCTAGTATTTCATCGTTGGCAATAGAACCAAAATGATCAAAGGCAAAGAACCTACCAGATCCAATAGTCTTTTTCTGCCACTCGTTGAGTTGCTCCTGTGTGTACTGATCACGTATCTCCTTGATGTACAGTCTGGCGTTAGCTTCCACACTCATAATATTGAACGCAGTGTTACGTGTGTTCTCTTCAAGAGCAAGCACACCAATGTTATCTTCTGTGTTTGACATGATGTGATGCATTAGCTCACGCATGATGCTGGACTTACCCATACCTGCACCAGATGTGAAAGTCACTAGCTCACCAGTACGCATACCATAGGTCTTCTCGTTTAGTTTAGGCCAAGGATATAGACAGGTCTGATAGTGTGCTTCCTCATACAGAGAAGTTCCAAGATCCGCAAGGTTGATGATACCAGCAGGTGTATACGTTGATGCATCCCACCACTGTCGAACAAACTTCTCACGTTGTCCTGTCTTGAGATACTCGTTAGCATCCTTCAGATCAAGGCTCATGATCTTACATTTGTTTGGCTCAAACAGTCGGGCTACTTGTTGTTGTGCTTCACGCCCAGCCTTATCATTGTCAAAGCATAGTACAATCTGATCGAACTTGTTGAGGTAGTCCAGTGATTGTTGGCAGTTCTTGTATGCACTTGCCGCACCATTCTTGATAGACACAACAGGCCACTTAGAACCAAGCAACTGATAGGCAGACATCGCATCTATCTCACCTTCACACACTGTGATGTATTTACCACCTTTACCAAAAACACTCTGACCAAATAAACCTGCTTCATTGAGTGGGCCTTCAGACCAGAACTGTTTGTCTTGAGTACGTCTGAACTTTGTAGCTATATGATTACCATCTTTATCATTATACTTGTACATATGTTCTGTAATCTGAGTACCATTACGAACAACAGTTACACCATATACACGACATGTTTCTTCTTGGATTTTTCTATCTGTAATTTCAGCAGTAACCCAGTGCTTTTTAACTGATTGATTTCTTTGTAGGCCATTGATGCGAGGATATGTTTGTTGTTGCGGTATCAATTCGGCTTCTCCTTCTTTGCCATAAGTTTTGCAAACGTAACAAAAAGTATGCCCGTCTGAGTACAGTGCGTTGCCATCGCTTGATCCGCACTCAGGACAGGCATTGTGTGACACAAGTGTACTGTCTTCCATTTTACATCTTTCTTATTTGATATATTCTATCTACATCTTCTCCTAACATGTGTGCAAGTTGTCTACGATTATCAATCTCCTTTCTTGCTGCATACTTTGTATTGAAAGTATCTACAATCACTGAGTTTCTATATATGAGTAACCACTTAGCGGTCATGGAAACTTTCTTCCCAAACAGTATCAACAAATTCATTCTTGTCAATCATTATCTCGTCAGCCTCCTGCTTTGCCAGCTTACGTGCTTCTCTCTTGGAGTAGCCTTCATCTAAATATTGATCAACAAGATCACGAAATATTTCGTTGCGATCCATCTGCCATAAATTTTTAGTCATCTTTCATTACTGCCCATGAATTATTTCTTGTTTGTTTAAGACGTGATAACTCAAGTCTTAGCTTGTTAAGCTCATCGTCACGAAACTTTATTAGTTTTCGTAGCTCACGATTTTGTTCTATGAGTTTATCCATCTCAACATTATATGTCATTTTAATTCCTCATGTCAACATAAAATATATGACTACCTATTTGAGTCAGGGTTTCAAAGCTAGGTGCCGTTGCCCAGTGGGGCGTTACATAATGTGCATGGTAGTGCGTAGCACCCATCACATGTTCGACAACCACACCAGATAAAGCAAGATCAGCTACATCTATAGCTACTTTATATGCTTTAATATCTTTTATTCTTTCTGGTTTACCATCACACCAGTAAGAGAACATACATTTATTTCTTATTGGATGTCCATCATAAGTTTTAGATTGATGTACTACATCACAAATATTATTAGGATAGTACTTAGAAGCTACTCTATTAAGCACTACATTAGCTACAGCTAACTGTGCTATAAAACTTTCTGATCTTGATTCAAAGTAAACAGCTTCAGCTAGACATGCTTTCTGATCAGCTTTAACAGTTGATGATAGAAATATTGCAAGTGCCATTGACATAAATAAAAATATTAATATTCTCATTGAAGCCTCTCAATTTTTATATTGAATGGTAGATTTTGTAGACTCTCTACATATACACCTGACTCACTTAGATAATCTAAAGCCTCTACCATAGTTTTAAACGTACATATCTGTTCAGTTTCTGTATCAACAAGAACATCTATCTCATTGATATTGCTGATCTTTTTACCATCAGCTTGTGTAATAATATACATTAGAATAAAGGCCAAAAAAGAAACTTTAAAATTTTATCAATCATCTGGACACTCATCTAAATAACAAGTTAATGTATGAATTATTTCTGAAAGATTATCGTTATCTTTTGTTACTACTGTACCATTTAGATGTAGCATTGAGAGTATCTCTACTGCATCTGTAACTGCTTCACGCATACTCATTCCCATAACAATCTCCTTATTCTTCAGACCATTTATCGTAGTGATCCTCCCACTCGTTTAATTCATACTCTATCCAACCATTTAATTCTTCAAAGTCTACTTCAGTTATTGGAGTATCACATAAAATAATATCCCAATACTCTTCTAGTGCTTGCATTACAAGTGGATCATTATCACCTCGTAGGTATGCTGTTACTTGTTCTTCTGTTTTGAACTGAGGTAATTGCATAACATACTCCTATTATATCACAAAAAAATGGAGAGTGGTAGGGAAGGGAAGAAACCCCCCACTCTCCTAGTTTACAACGAACAACCGAAAACGAAATTAAACATGAAAATACTAATAGGAAATTATACTACTTCATTTACAAACTCCTTCCATATGTTTGAGTTTAACCAGTTCGTCACTTTTTCCTGACGTTTGTAGAGAGTACCATGATCTCCACTACGTGTCAAGGAAAAGTCACCTGTTGTGTGAGAGGAATAGTGTGTCAGAGCAGACATAACAGAGAACATATTATCTCCACGAGTTAGACGTTCTATTTCAAACTGCCTGTTAAGTTTGCTTGCTAACGTATTGTTTCTCCTGCTTTTTTCAGGAGATTTAGTCAGCTTCTTAAACAAATCTCTCACCTTATATGTGCTAACCTTTTGATCTGCAAGGATTTGATACTGATTCACAATGTGTGAATGTTCTTCTAATGTTTTCTCAAATGCATCTAAGAAACCACTGGTATGAAAGTTACGAGTGTGTCTCTTGCGAGTGACATCATACTTACCTGTAACTGTACCATTAGTGCAGAAGAAATCTATCAGACCAGACCACATGACTACTGATCCCTTACCATCAAAACTATTCTTCATTACAAAGCGCAGACCAAACTCAGTCTTATGTCCTGTATCAGTCTCAATGCCATGCTTTATCTTTGGAAAGATGTATTCAGAGAAGCATGTTCTACCATTTTTAAGAATAGTATCTTTAATGTGTACGTCTTCTAATACAAT